AGGTGGCGCTTTATTCTGGAAAATTCCAGCAGGTATTTCTGGTAACTATAGGTACATATGTCAAGCACACTCGAGTATGGTTGGTACTATTGTAATTGAACCTGCGGCCGGTAACAGCGGTGGCGGAGGTGGTTCACTATCTCGAGCTACCGAATCCGAACAAGCAACTAGCCTCAACGCTGGATCGAGTACTAACTTATCATTCGCAGACTTAGGTATTTCGTATGCCTTGTATACATGCCAAGTAGATTCACCTTGCTGGGTTCGTATCTATAGTGATACAGCATCTCGAACAGCCGATGCTTCTCGAACTCAAGGTGAAGATCCACCAGAAGGTGGAGGCGTTATTGCCGAGTTTATTGCGACTCAATCGGGAACAACTGAGTTTAAAGTAACTCCGGCAATTTACGGATATGTTGATGATTCAGAAACAACTGTTCCGGTTACTGTTACAAACATAGACTCAGGAACTGCAACAATTACCGTATCCTTAACAGGGTTAGTATTAGAGAGCTAATATGGAAAAGCATAAGCATACAGTTGTTCTCGTAAAAGGAACTAACGAACCAGAGTTTCTAGCAAATGAAGCTGCAGGAATGCAGGTCAAATCTAATCTAAGTTTATTAGATAGTTTGATTTCAATGATGCTAACAGACGAAGAGGTTGCTACGCTTAAAGCAAGTGAAAAGGTCCGAGATGTAGTACCAGAATTACCAGTTGAAGACGCTTCTTATAATACAATCGGGTCACCTAATTATGAAAGAGGAGATGGAACTACTGCACAAAGATTAGTTGCTAATGATTGGGATAACGCCGGTCTCGGAAGTGCGGATGGTTTAGATTATTCTTCAATGGCATTATTGTATACTGGCGGAGCAACCCCTACAGCAAATGAAACATCAAATTTTGAGCTTTCCGGCTCGACTGGTTACGGATATCACTCTAATGCAGAAGGAGTCTCACGAAGCTTACCGATTAATGCGACGACTGAAGACCCTTTTTTCGACGGTCAAGTAATACAAAACTACGCAGGTGAATATGTAGATATTGTTGCTGTTGAAGCAGGATCACCAACAACCTCTTATGATAGCTGGCACAATAGTCCACATGTAGACTTTTGCGGATTGGGAGCTAACTCGGGTACATCAAGGTTTGTTCCAATGAACTGGGAAGACTACGAACCTAACTTAGTGAGCTTTAACCAAGTTGATAACGGATCTGAATATTTTAGCGCTCACGCGATCGGTGTATTAAGTGCTACAGGTGGTAAAGCCTCTGGTTGGGCTTTTAACGCATCTTTAAGAGTCGTATATTTGGGCGACGGTGTTGCTGAAGCAATGAATGCAGTATTAGCGTGGCATCAAAGTAAACCTGTTAATCCTAACACTGGTATACGTAATGCAACTGTTGTAACTGGAGCTTGGGTTTATGTAACTGATGGGATGAATGGTGGTATCCCAGTAGATAAAGTTAAAGCTATAACGTATTATCCTGATGGGCCAAACAATGCGCTGGGAAATCCCATTGACTCGCCTACAACAATTAACCGAGGTGATCCACAACTAGCAACATTTAACTATAAAGTGACTGCTAACGGATCAAGTGCTTATCGTTTTGAAGGATATGACCGAGGTACTTACCGACCAACTGGCAGCGTTTTAGCTAGTCAAGATAATCCCACGCTAGTTTTAAAAGCCGGTGACACGGTTGTTTTAGACGCAAGTAGTGTAGGTTCTCATCCTATCGAAATTATTGACCACTCGACCTTAGAAGTAAGGACTGACTCGTGGATTACAGGTCAAGGAACTGCTACGGTTACTATTACAGTGCCTGCAAACACCTCAACTCTTCTTAAGTATAGGTGTACATTACACCCTGGAATGATAGGTGCGATAGTAGCCACTTCGTGGAGTTCAACTAGCTGGGAAGGTGATTTAAGACCTTTTGCAAATGCTAATATCGCTCCTCGTTTAATAGTAGATCCTTCTGACAGTACAGCTAAGTGGACGATACCATATAACCGTGACATTCGAGATACAGCATTTGACACTATCTTAGATAACTACGATACTGTCGGCGGAATATATTATTTTCAAAGTGCTGGCAATAATGCAATAGCAGGTGAGGTAGGTCCAGAACATCAGCATTGGCATAACCAGTTAAGTGTAGCTGCAGGGGAAAGTTACATATCAATAGGTATTTCATCTAGCCGATATACTTTAGCTAATTTAACTGCTGTTAATGAAGGAGAAGGCCCGCTCGGTTCTGGTTATGAACAATTTTATCCTAACCGCTCTTGGAGAGGATGCTATTCAAACGAGATCACAGTTGCAGCGGCGACTACATCCCGGTTGTATCCTTATTTAGATGGTTTTAGTGATAGAGGACCGGGCATAGACATTTCAGCTCCGGGGTCTAACACATTTAGTAGTTACCCAGTTGGCTCAAAGCAAACTACTGATCAAAATGGTTATACATGGTCAGGATTTGGTGGAACGAGTTGTGCAGGACCTAGGGCTGCTGGGGCTGCGGCCTTAATGATAGATGACTTTTACTTGAAGCGCGGAACATATCCAAGCATAGCTCAACTTAAAGAGCAAATACAAAATGATAGCAAAAATATTGTACGGGGCGTTGACTTCTCAAGCACCAATTGGATCATAACTGCATATAACACAAAAACCAATACTACACAAGGGTCGGCCGGTGAAAAAGTTGTCCAGTACCTAGATGGTCCCAGCTCAGATGTTTATAGCATTTACGCAAACGATTTTAAAAACGGCAGCAGTGACATTACTGATTTACACGGGAATACTACTCAAATGATTAATGTTCCGTGGGCTGTTCGTAATTCACCGGGAAAGTACATGAATCATGGCGCAGCATTTGCACCTCGACATAAAGAAAGGCCTGCGAGTGGAAATGTATTTCCTAGAAGAAAGAAGACAATTGAGGTATAGAGGATGATAATAAATAAAGTAAACCAGCATCGAACAACGGGGCAATCATGCCAGAGATTCTAAGCACCAATCTAAAAAGTGACTTGAATAGACTCTTCCTTGAACAATCAAGAGCAAGCGAAGATTACTATCTTTTTGTGTCGTCAATCGGCCCGTTCGATCCTTCGGATTCTTTATTTTCAAAAAATGAATTTTTAGAGAAAACACTGTTTGCTAAGAAAATATCGTCTAACGATATGCATTACATGATTAAGTATTATCCTTGGCAGAAAGGATTAGTATTCGAAGAGTATGACGACCAAGTTGATCTTACCGGTGTTAAGTTCTATGCCGTTGTCGGTCCAAACGATAATGACACTGGAGACTATCGAGTTTATAAATGCTTAAACAATAACGATCGAACTGTGGTTTCAAACCCACCTAACTGGGCTGAAACAACTCCTAATCAAATATATGAAACAGCTGACGGGTATGTTTGGAAGTTTATGTATAAGCTTACCGACCTTCAATTCGAAGCATACAACGCTGTTGGTTATATTCCATTAGTTGACGATTATGTTATCGATCCTCCTACGAGTACAGGTAGCCAAGTCTCTGACATATTAGTTGTTAATCCTAATGATAACTTTGGATATAAAGAAGAGCGTGGTGCTTTAGTAGGTAGTCCATATTCGACTGGTATTATTATTGTTGATCCTTCAACTGTAGTAAGTCCAACAACAAATTATTATACTGGGCAATATCTAATAACAACGAATCCTGATGGTGTAACAACAAGAATATTTAAAATCACTTATTACTTCTATAATAAGAATACAGGTAATGCTCAGATACGAGTTGGTGGTGAGTTAATTACAGGTGCAGCAAATCCAGTTGCAGCTGGTGTTACTCAAAACGCTTCTTGGAAAATCTTACCAGAAGTTAAGATTGAAGGTGATGGTACAGGTGCTATTGGAATACCTAATATTGTCGATAGCCAAATTCGAAGCATTCAATTAATTGAGCCAGGCACCGGCTATCATAATATTACAATTACTGTTACAGATCCTCGAGTTGACTTTAGACCAGGGCAATCTGGAAGTGATGAAGTTCGTTGTATTTTACGAGCTAGGCTAACACCTGATGGCGGCCACGGATATAACTTTATTGACGAATTTAAATGTAAGCACTTTATGCTTTATGCTTATATTACAGCAGATGATAATACACAAATTGGTGATAGCAATACTTACACAGGGGTAGGAATTGTAAAAGAACCAACTTTTCATGATACCACTCCAGTTATTTTTGATAACCGTATTGCAATTACAACTGATGATATAGATAAGGTATCTGCAAATACAGTGTTAACACAACTAAGTAGTGGTAATATAGTAACATTCTCAGGAGTAGTACACGAGGTTGATGAAGATAATAATACCTTCTATTTAGCTGAATACATGGGACCTTATCCTAACAATCCAGCAACAGGAGACGGTGACACTTCATTAGATCTTACTTTACCGCTTAGAAATATAACAGGTCAAACAATTACTATAAATAGTCCAGTAGAAGACAACATCGTGATGTCGAACTACCAACAACGCTCAGGCGAAGTGTACTTCATGGAAAACTTTTTCCCACTTGCGAGAACGGACCTTTCTAGAGAAGAATTTAAGTTTGTACTGGAACTTTAAGGAATTTAATTAGATATGCCTATAAACACAGATCTTAATAAGTCACCATACTTTGACGATTTTGACGTCGAGAATCAATACTATCGCGTATTGTTTAAGCCAGGATTTGCTGTTCAAGCGCGCGAACTGATTCAACTTCAGTCAATGCTTCAAAATCAGGTTGAACAATTTGGAGATAACATCTTCAAAGAAGGAAGCGTTATTAAAGGTTGTAACTTTACAAACCTTGACAGCCTGCAATTCGTTAAAATAAATGATGCCCTTGGTGGTACTGACATTAATCCTTTAGCATATATCCCTAAAGTTGAGATTGAAACTATTGGTGGTATTGATGTAGAAATCGATTATGTTTACGTTTTAAGTAATGCCGCAGGTCTGCGAGCAGCCATTGTCCAGGCAGCAAACGGTTTCCTCGCTGATCCGGTTAACAAGAAAACATTCTTCATTAATTACTTAAACACCATTCCAGGCCAAGAAAAATTCAACAAAGGTGATACACTTAATATTACCTTATTTAGATATAAGCGTGGTACTACTGACGAAGTATTCGCTCCATCTGATGTCACACCACCTACTCTTTCTGTAATTTCTTTACCATCGGATGATGCGGTTGGTGATTCATTTGGTATTCAATCAGCACCCGGTGTTATTTTCCAGAAAGGTCACTTTATATTTGCGGGTGAGCAAACACTTGTTGTATCTAAATACAATCGAGTACCAGACGGTGTTTCAGTAGGTTATAAGATTACTGAGCGAAATGTTAATGCTCTTGAAGATGCACAACTTTTCGACAATGCAAATGGATCCGCTAACGAAAACGCTCCTGGTGCTGATCGACTTAAGCTTACACCAGAACTTATCGTTGTTAATAGCGAAACAGGTAATAGTGATGTCGAATTTTTCTCTTTGATTCGATACCAAAATGGTAATGCAGTAACAATTCGAGACGTTTCTCAATATAACGTTCTCGGTGAAGAGATGGCCCGCCGGACTTATGAAGAATCAGGTAACTATGTACTTGATAACTTCGACATAATTTCAGATGACCTTGTTCCTTCAGGATCAGCAGCAGGTACACCAGCATCAGCACATGCAGTGTTAGGAACCGGTGTTGCTTATGTTAAAGGTTATCGAGTTGAGAACAATGCAGAACGCTCCTTCCCTATTGATCAAATAACTGAAACAGAAACTGCAGCCAACCAAGCGGTATCAACTGCTTATGGTTACTATCTTGATGTTACTGGTTTTAGTGGTAAAATTGATTTAAATCGAGCAACGGTTGATATTCAAGATTCTGGTGGTTTGTCTATCGGTTCTTGTCAAGCGATTAACATTACACCTACAAAAGCCTATATCACAAACGTAGTAATGGTAGGTGCAGTACAAGATATTGCTAAGCTTTCAGATGGAAACGGATTTGTTTCAGTAGGAAATGTAATTCGAAATGTAGGACTTAAGCCACTCATTTTCCGCACTGGTTTGGTAAGCTTATTCTCGACCTCGGATACTTTGATTCCAGTACGACAACAGGTATCTGCAACTGCTCAAACAAACGTCATCACGATTACAGCAGGCCCAGGTGAAGACTTTGTATGTGATAATAACGACGTATTGGTTGTTGCGGCAGGTGGTGCTTATCCAACAATCAATTCAACTACCACACAGACTAATAACAGTGAGCTGGTGATTGAGCTGGATCCATCTGGAGGTCCTTGGAGTTCAGTAGAGGTTTACTATAACGTTCGTTTGATTGGCTCCACAGATGGTGTAGAGCCTTATGGTAAGGTAGTAGAAGAACCGTTTGTACGTGTTGATCATACCCTAGGCCAAAACAAATATAGCCTTGGTTTCCCAGACGTATTTGAAATTATTAGTATCGAAGACACATTAGGAACTGATTACACCAAGAGCTTTAAGCTCCATAATAACCAAAAAGATACTCACTACGATATTTCATATATTGAATACATCCAAGGTCGACCACGTCCTGGTAACCAGCGATTGATTATTCAATTAAAGTGCTTTAAAGTAATTAGTTCATCTGGT